AACGTGTGCTCTTCCGATCTGGTTGTTTCTTTTATGGTATACCACGTGCTACCGATTTGTAGTTTTCCGAGTTTCGAATCTACAGTTGCGAACTTGGATTGTATCGTACCTGTCGAGGTATTGTAATCGTCTGCCTTTACAGCCGTTTCCGCTGCTATCGGCAAATCGGTAAGAGTGCCGTTGGCATTCTTAATCTTCGGTCTGTAAGCCATTCACGATACCCCCTTATACTACCTTGAAGAAAAGTCCGCCCGTTGCAAGAGATGCGCTCGGAGTGGTCTGTCCGCTCGTGCCGATTTCAATCATCTGTCCGCCTGCAACCGCAATGCCTTTGGCATTGACCTGAACAGCGGAATAAGTGCCTGCGGTCACACCGCTGTCACCCAAGGTAACCGAAACCGTCTTATTGGCAGAGCCGTCCACGCTCTGACTTCCCGAACCGCTGATGGCAGTCGAGCCGTCTTTCTTGACACCCGAATTGACGGTTACGCCGATTGTTCTCGCCGTAGTCCACTTACCTGCCGAAGTTGCGGTCGTGGCCGTATCAGCACTGGTCGCTTTGTCTGCTTTCGTAGCTGCGCCGACCTTGGTCGTTCCGTTCTTGATGTTGGCAATCTCGGTGACATTGGTATTGGACTGATTTTTTGCCGCATCTGCAGTCGTTTTTACTTCACCGATAGCACCGACTACAGTCTTTGCCGTAGTCGCAAGCGTGTTGTCCGTCTTCGTCTGATATGCGGTAAGGTCAACCTTTTGCGATTCAAGTGCGCTGATTTCAAAGTACCCGTAAGTACCCGTGTTGTTATCAAGAACCTTGCTTACCCAATAGTCGGGAGTGTCCAAAGCCTTGATAAAGATGTTATCCCCCACTTTGTAGTCGGTTTTGGCTGCCGCTTTCAATGCGGATGTCATTGCCGCAACAGTGTCGAACGAAACAGCCTTCGCTCTACCTTCCGCAAGTGCGTATGCACTGTTTGCCTTGTTCTGTGCGTTGGTCACCGCAGTACGGATATCCGAGTGTGCAGTGGACGAAGAGTTATGCGTGTTTACCGCTCCGCTCGGTTCAGCACCGATGTTGGCAGGGGTAAGGTTGACAGTGCCTTTTCTGTAGGCGGTTTCTTTATCGCCCTTGACACCCGTTACGATACCACCGCCCGAGATGCCTTTGACCTGCTCGTAGACTTCATCGATTGCGCCCTGCACATTCTCCGCCGAAATGCCCGCCGCCGTTCCGCTGTACTTGACAACTTCCGCCTCGGTTTCGGGATGGATTAAGACGGTATCTTCCGCGCTGACTTTCTGAATAATCTGAAACTTGTTTGTCGTTTGAGCCATATTATTTATCCTCCATTTTCTTGAATACAAAATCGCCGTCCGGGATATCTTCGGTTATCTTGTCAACCGCCTGCAATTTCCCTTTAGCAAGTTCTCCGAGTTTAATCTTATTCGTTTCGCCGTTTTCTCCAACGACAAGAATAAAGGAGTCGCGTTTATCGACTCCCAGTTTGATTTCCTCATATTCCGTCACATCGTTCGACAATAGGTTCAGTTCACTCGCCGTCATTTTCCCGTCAAGCGGTTTCCCGTTGATGGACGGCTTGTTCTTTAACCGATTGTAGTTGTAGGTTACGGTAATTCCGGGCGTGACGTTTACTTGTCCCTGATTACCATAGTAGTCTTTATCCGCCATTTTCCACCCTCTCCAATACTTCTATTTTTTGACGATGCACGAGTGTTACCTCTTGCTCGTCTATCAAGGTGGCGATGATGTCGTATTTCAAAAAACCTGTTTTGAAGTCCTTTGTAACTTCACCCGGTATTCGAATGCGGAATTCATCCTCTTCTCTATCCGCCTCTTCTTCGATTCCAAGTTCTTTGCACGCGAACACCACCTTTTCTATCAGTTCCGGGTCGACATTTCTAAGCGACAAACCGAACTCGAAAACATCGCCCTTCACCACTTGCAGCATAGCCGCTATTCTTCCACGAAAACGATAGAGGAAATCGTTGTCGTTGTTCCGCTTTTTACTTTCTTTTCCACCTTGCACGATATCTCTTTCAAGTGTTTTTCGTTCTCGGCAAGGTTGTTGAAGATGTCAGGCGTTACTTGGTCTTCTGCCTTATAATCGCTCTTTGGCTCTTTCCAATTTGCCATTCATACCCTCCTTATATCGTTCTTCCACGCGTCTCTTGTTTCAGTCCGCCATCGAATGTAAACTTGTTATACTCGCACACAAGGTCTTGACTGTCACCGAACCGATCCACCGACACATACTTCTCTCCGAGAGTGAGTTCCGGGTTGCCTCGCCAAGTCGTAGTCACGACACCCTCTCCCGCGTGCATCTTTTCAAGCAAGAAATCTGCAATGTATTCCGCTTGATCGTGGCTTTGTACAAGGTCGCTTGACGGGTGCGAATACTCGGTTATTCCGTTGTTACGCACGCTCTCATCGTCCTGTTTTGTCAAAGCCTTTGTCGTTATCTCGATTGCCTTGCCCGTGACCGTCAGCACCGCCTTTTGCTTTTCGGCTGTGTTGTTCTTTGCAACTACCGAACAAGCATTGACACCGCCTTGGAAGTCGGTCAATAGCACGTTTAAGTTATCCGTTTCAATTGCAGGGTACGCAACTTCGGTATTATAATCAAGCGTCAGTTCGAGCGATGCGTTCGGCTCTATATTGAGTTCGACCGATACCGCTTCAACCGTATCGTCCGACAGCGACACATCGCAATATTCCACAGAAATACGGTTCGCAAACTCGGTCAGAGAAACACTCGATGAGTATGTGAACATATTGCTTTTGTCTATCTGTATTGCCGTCTTTGTCTTTATTTCTTTCTCCGAGCGGACATTGATTTTGTCTTCACGATCTACATAGATTTTGCAAAGTCCCGCATTGGCTATTTCCTGTAATGCGTCCCAAGCCGTTCCCTTTGGCAGGAATGCCATCGGCACAACGACTGATTGCAAGTCTTTTGAGATGACGATTGTGTCCGCCGTTTCCCCTATTTTCAGGAGAATGTCAGCGGCAATATCGTATAGCGATGCGTTCTCCGTCAGCGGAAAACCGACATAGGTCTTCTTCTGTAACCGCATCAATCTATCTACCGCACTGCACTTTACCCATTGTGAGTCTTGGTTTATCTGCCATTCGTCCGAATAGAATGTGCCGAGCGGTTGGTATTTGACTACTCCGTTGGTTTCAATACCGATACTCGGCATTAGTTTTCGGTCGAGTATCATAAGCGATCGGAGATAGCCCTTGTCGAACTTTCTGTCCTTGTTGAAGATGTTGACTGTCATCGTGTCGGATACTATGTTGTAGTTTCCGTCCGCCGCGCCCATCTCTTCGGACACTTCGAACATTTCAATGGCATCTCCCTCGTATCGTTCCATCATTCGGTCGTAGAACTTCAGTATTTTCGCACAAGCATTCGGCTTGCTCCACTTGGTTATCGTCAGCCTGATGGATGTGATATCTTCAAGCTGCGGAGTTAATCGGACTTGTATCTGCTTATTGACGGTCACACTGTCCGAGTGAACAATCTTCCCGTCTCGCTTGTATTGCAAGATGAAGTCAACCGGGTATTCATTGCGTTTTTCATCGCCCAATACCACCCAAGAGATTATCGGACGCTTAACAAACGATATCTCGATCCACGGCGCATTCGCAAACACACCGTTACTACCCGACAGCGAACCGCTCCACCAACCGAGAACGACCGAATCGTCCATCATCTGAAAGGAGCCGTCCATTGTCGCATTGCCGTCCATCGTACAGCCTTTAACTGTCGGCACAAGGTATGCGCCGAACACTTCGTCCGGGTGGCTGATAGCCGAGTTACCGCTTTCCGTTGTTTGAATGTCTTTGCTGATTTCCGTGTCCGAGTAGATGACATCCACTCTGCCGAGTATTTTCCGTGGGTTATCCGTATATTTCATAGATCATCTCTCCACAAAAGCAATACTCACGCTTGCCCACATTATCTTGCCTTTCACCCAATCGTATCGTGGCTGACAGGTTAAGTCTTGCGGACGAGCGGTCATCGATGTCAAGTTTCCCGTTTCAGGGTCGTTGTAGTCTATCGTCACAAACGAACCACTTTTCGTTTCGGCAGTCAAGAGTCCCATATCTTCTTTCGAGAGATATTTCCACGAGACTTCGACCTTTCTCTTTCGTCCTATAACGTCCACGACCATTGTGCCGTCCATTGTTCTTTCCGACTTATCCAACACCTCGTTTGAGCAAGTGAGTTCGGTCGGTGCTTTTATCGTCTTACTGTTTATCTTGAAAAATACCGCCATCTTACACCTCCCTTAATGCAATGCCGTTTCTCTTGTATTCCTTGTTCAGCTTCGGCATGATAAGCCTTGCGAACTGTTGTCCGTCAATCTCCAAGACAATGTCCTTTTGCTCTTCGCTACTGCCGTTGTTGATTGCCGTTATTCCTTGTAGCATTCCGTTGACCATATCTCCGTAGGGACTGCTTCCGCTACCGACTACCGCTCGGTTTGCCGATGCGGTGATGTTCAGCGAAGATGCGACCTGCGCCGCTGCTTGCTCTAACATCGGTGTGTTGTCGTACATTCCGTCCGCCATCATATCCATTAGGTTCGGTATCCACTCGTCTGCCGTGTGTCCCGGACCTTTCTTTGTCGGCGAACCGAAACCGAGGAAGTCTTTTATCGACTGTCCGATTGACTTTACCCCGTCTACGACTTTGTTCCACGCATTCTTGATGCCGTCCGCTATGTTTTGTATCAGGTTCTTGCCCCAGTTGAATGCCTCTTTGAAAAGGTTCGAGAAGTAATCGCCGATGCTCGAAAACAAGCCCGTGATTTTATCCCATATCCAACCGCATACCGAGCAGATACCATTCCAAATGTTCGTGAAAAAGCCGCTGATTCCTTCCCAGATATTGCGGAAGATATCCAACACATTCACACCAATTCCCTTGAAAAAGTCCACGAAGCCCTGTCCGAAGCCTTTTATGAACTCCCAAATACCGAGAAAGATATTCTTTATCGCGCTCCAAATGCTCGTGGCGATGTTTTGCATATGCGTCCACGCATCCGACCAATCGCCTTTGAGTATCGCGCACACGAACTTTATCACTTCGATGATGGCATTCGCTACATCTAAGACTGCACTCAAGAACGGACCGAGAGCCGCAATAATTCCGTTGACGACTCCGACCACTACCCCGTACAGCACTTCGATGATTTTGCCGATCAAGTCAAACACGGGTTTCAAGAGTTGGTAGAGTTCTACGATGGTGTCCCACAGCGATGCGAAGAGTGCCTTTATCTTCTCCCACAGCGGTTCGACATAGTTTAGGAATTTCAGTATCGCATTGCTGACAACGTCAAGCGCACTCTTTATAATCGTCCAAAGACGGGTGAACACATCCTTGATGATTTTGAGTATCTGTTTGCCGTACTTCTGCCAAAAGGTCTTGATGCCGTTGACCGTGTCCACCACGATTTTCTTTACGAGCGGCCACACTTTCTTGGCTATGGCAAGGACTTTTGAAAAGACTTCTTTCACGCATTTCCAGACTGTTTTTAACGCTTGTACGACTGCCGCCTTGATGCGTTCCCCGTTCTCGTCCCACCACGCTTTGATGGCATTGGCTACGCTTAATACAACGGATTTGACCTTCTCCCATATCCGTGTCACGGCATTTCGGAAGTCTTCGTTCGTCTTCCATAAGTACACAAGTATTGCGACTACCGCCGCTATCGCTATACCGATGAGCCCCGCTTTGGTGCATAATGCCTTTACGACTTTTATGACCGTTCCGAGACTGCCCACCACTTTGCCGATTACGACAAGCAGTGGTCCGATTGCCGCCGCAAGCAGTGCTATGACAACGATTTGCTTTCTCGTTCCCATCGACAGCCCCATAATCTTTGCCGTCAGCGGCGAGATGTACTTGGTTATAAACTGTCTGATGAGCGGAATCAACACATCGCCAAAGGAGATTGCTATCTCTTCAAGTTCGGATTTCAGGATCTTCCATTGTCCTTGTAAGGTGTCGAGCTGGGTTGCCGCCATATCGGTTGCTTTGTTCGTTCCCGTAATGGCTTTGGTCATATCCCTTACGGCATCGCCGCCCGCTGACATCAAAGCAAGCATACCCGGACCGCCTCTCGCGCCGAAGATTTTCATTGCTTGCGAGGTGTCAAGTCCCGCTTGGCATAATCTGTCGAGAATTGTCGCAAAATCGTTGGTTGCCGGGTTGACGTCTTCCACCGCAATGCCGAGTTCTTCAAAAATTCCGAGTGCCGCCGTTGACGGGTTCATAAGCGATACGAACGCTTGTCGGAGTGCCGTACCTGCCGTACTTCCGTCATAGCCTGCATCGTATAGTACAGACAGCGCACCAACCGTTTCTTCTACCGAATAGCCAAGACTGTTGGCAACGGGGCCGACATATCCCATTGAGTTTGCGAGTTTATCCATCGATGCCATAGAGTCACCGATTGCCGCCGCAAATACATTCGTCACTCGCTCCGCTTGGTTTGCTTCCAAGCCGAACTGGTTCAAGGTCGAAATAACGGTTTCGGTCGTGAATGCCAAGTCGCTCTGCGTTGCTGATGCAAGGTTCAGTGTTGCCTCAATGGAGTCAGCCATTTGGTCTACCTTGTAACCTGCCGATGCCATATAATACAAAGCGTCAGCCGCATCCGATGCCGAGAAAACCGTCTTCGCGCCCATCTCACGGGCGATTGACGTCATTCTTGCAAGTTCTTCGCTTGTAGCGCCTGCGACAGATGCTGCGTTTGCCATCGACTGCTCGAACTGTTGCGACACCATAACTGACTTCGTTCCGAGTGCCACAAGCGGAGCCGTAACAGTTGCAGAGAGTTTCGTTCCCGCTTTCGTCAGACTTGCCGACACCTTTTGTATCTTCTTTTGGGCATTGTCTAACCCTTTCGAGAGCGAGGATATGTCCGCCGCTATCTTTACCACAAGGTTTCTTATAACCGCCAACTGTCCTCACCCCCTATTTGATAATTATTCCTTGCTCTGCCGCCATTGCTTTGAGTACGGCATCACCCGCCGAGTTTGTTTTCTTCGGTTCCTTCCTTACGTCTTTCAGTATCTTGGAAAGACTCGGCAACTTCTTTTGCCTTGCAAAGGCTTCCGTATGCCACGCGAGAGTGATGTTGTCCTCGAACAGTCGAGTTTCCCGCTCTCGCTTTTGCTTTGCAAGCAACATCACTTCATATGGAGTGTAGTTGCCGATCTGTATGGGGTCTATATCAAAGAACACGACTGCCTTTTCGCAAAACTCGGAAAGGTCAAAAGCAGTCTCACTTATTCCCCCTGTTTACCTTCCGCCTTGCCGAATGCAAGCGTAAAGGCTTCACCGAGTTTTTCGGCGATCTCGGTGATATTCGAATACTCGTCAATAAGGTCACCGACCTTTTCGAGCGTAAGGGTTTTGTCTTCGTGGCAAAGCCCCGCATACACGATGATGAGCAAATCTTTGATGCCCACGTGCGAAAGGTCAAGCGCCGTAATGCTCTTACCCGTAAGGTCTTCTACCTTAACGAGTGCATTGATGCCGTATCTCAATGTTCTGGGTTTATCCAGATTGATGGTTACTCCGTTCTTCATTCTTACTCTCCTTTATGAAAACTCAATTCGCCCGTACCCGTGAGTTCAAGACTGATGCTGACCACATCGTCCACCGGGTCTTCGATTGACAAGCTGCTGATGTATGCCGTTCCCTGATAGTAGTTCGTTCCGTCCACATACAGTTTTACGGTTACGGTCGTGCCTGCGAGATATGCATCTTGCAGTGCCGCCTGTCCTTGCGTATCGGTCGGGACTGAATAATCGCCTTCCGAACTCGCCGTCCACTCTTTAAGACCCGTGATGTAATTCTTCCAATCATCACCGAGAGCGGTCGTTTCCAAAGTTTCGAGCGACAGTTCAAGCGACCAGTTCTTGATTGCGGCTACCTTTTGGTTTCCGCTCTCACCGATAATCACTTTTCCGTTTTTACCTGCTACCGCCATTTTCGTCCTCCTATTTTTCGTTGTAATAAAACTCGAACTCGATGCTCGATAGGTACTCTTCCGTATTGAACTTCAATGCGGTGTTACCATTGAACTCGTAGTCCGTTTTAATGAAAACGGCTTGGATTTCCAAGCCGCACATATTTCCGTGAAAGTCTTGAAAGGCACGCTTTACCAATCTCGACAATTCTCTTGCTTTCTTGAATGTCCTATCGTGGCACACGAACTGTATCGTCTGCCTGACAAACCCCGTATCGCCTTGCAAAGCCGAATCGTAGTTGGCAAGCACGGGCGAATAAACGATTGCCGGGAGTGGCGCGTCTTCGGGGAGCATTATGGGGAATATCTTATTCCCCACACATTCTCTTATCTGTTCGTTTTCGCTTAAATACGCATATATTGCTTGGCAGATGTCCGTCATAGTTTTCTCCACACCGCATTCGAGATTGCTTTCACGATCTCATCGTTTATCTTGTCAATGTTCCCGTCCACGGCATTTCGTAGAAACGGATTGGCGGGTCTTCCCCTTGCACCGAGTTCCACGAATGTACCGTATCGGAGCGACTTATCATAGTCCACCGACACGGTCGCTTTCGTTTCCGTGGCTTTGCCTTCGTTGAGTTTAAGACTCGATCTCAGCGTTCCCGTATCCACAGGACAATTTCGCCTTGCATCGTCAAGCGCAATCTTACCGCCCGCCTTTGCTCCCGTCATAAGTACCGATGATGCCGCGTCTTCCATTGCTCGGATGTCTTTCACGAGTTTGTCTGCGCCTTCCACTTTCGTTTTAACCTTCCGTTGCTTTGCGCTGTAGCCCATCGTTCACGATCTCCTTGCAATTGAGTATTGTGGCTTTATGCCCCGTTTTATCGTCCGAAACTCCAATTATTTCGTATAACGAGTTCCCGTATCGGACTCGGTTTAGGACGGTCACATCGGTTGTATATCGGAGCGTTATCTTCACCACTGTTTCCGCTGAAACTTGTTGCGAAGTGAAATACTCCGTACCGCTCACGGGCTCGATTCTCGCCCATCTGATGCCCGTAGTCACCCACTTGCCTTCTTGCCCGCCGTATGCGTCTCTCTCCCACACAAATGTCAGGATTTCCACCTTTCTGTTGAGTTTGCCTATATCCATCAGAACCTCTCTTTCCTGTAAGCGAACAGCATTCGCCTGACAAGGTCAAGGGTTTCGGATATGTCGATACCCGTCTTATCCTTTGAGATTTGCCTTTCTTCGTAAAGCGTGGCTACGACTATGAGCATTGCTTGCCGCACAGTTTCGGGAAGAGGTTCAAGTTCCGCAAGCGGTCTTCGAAGCACATCTTCCGTCAGTTCCTGTGCCGCCACAATCAGCGAGGCTATGAGATTTTCCTCGTCATCGCCGTCAACTCTCAAAAACTCTTTGGCTTCTTGAAGAGTAATCATACTCATACCTCCCTATTGTATTTTGGTTTACGCGCCCCTCTTTGCAAGAGTGACGAACGGCGAAACAGTCGCACTTCCCTTGTAAGGAGTGAGCGG